AAAAGGTCGCGGTGTTAATGAAAATTATGCTCTAACAGAAGAAGAGGAATGTGTCAATAAGCCAGAAGCTGAAGAGCCAACTGCGAACCATGGTGCAGCAGAGGCAGGTAATGCAGGAGATAAAACCCCTCCGACGCAAGGCAGTTCCGACACAACCAAATTTTACATGGCTCCAAATGCTCAAGTAATGCACGCCAAAGAAGGTAAGGGAAATGTTCTTGCTACTATGGGCGAAGGCGTTGATGCTGTTGCTGAAGTTATGTTCAAAGAATCATTAAAACGTATCCCAGTTTGGGAACTAGAACCAGTAGAGGAATAATTAAATGGCAGTCACAGTTGACACATTAAAATTGACGCAAACCCATGGCGTGGTCGCTGTCCGAGGGACTGCCGCTACTGGGACGATTGCGTTGGCTACAACTCTGAAGAAGTCTACAGAAACGCAAGCATCGCCTACTGTGAATATCAAGAACATTCAGTGGGCATTATCAAGCGGTGCTTCTGCGCAGGTAACAAGGAATTCTAAAGTATTATACGAACTTCAAGTTACAGGTCGTATGGACTTTTATGGGTTTACAGACAACGATGAGAACACATCAGACATCGCAATTGTAATTGCTGGCGGTGCAGGCGGCACAGTTATTGTAGAGTGCGCCAAAGTTTCTGGATATGGTTCTCAGCAGCATCAGAATCAAGGAGATCTAGGATAATGAAACTTATTAAAGAACTCGTAGAGGATGTTCAATACATCCTCGAAGAAAAAGACGGGAAGAAAGAACTCTTCATCGAAGGTGTTTTTCTACAATCCAATCTAAAAAACCGCAACGGTCGTGTATATCCTAAAGAGATTATGGCGAAAGAAGTTGCACGTTACACCGAAGACTGCATCAATAAGAACCGTGCTCTAGGCGAACTGGGTCATCCAGATGGTCCAACGGTAAATCTTGATCGCGTTTCTCATATGATTGTCTCTCTTAAAGAAGATGGAGACAACTGGATCGGTAAGGCAAAAGTCCTTGACACTCCTATGGGTAAGATTGCTGCAGGTTTAATTGAAGCAGGTTGTCAGCTTGGTGTAAGTTCTCGTGGTCTAGGATCTATCCGTGAGAAGTCAGGCATCAGCGAAGTACAAGACGACTTTATGTTGGCAACTGCTGCTGATATCGTATCAGACCCATCTGCTCCCGATGCCTTTGTACAAGGTATTATGGAAAGCCGTGAGTGGGTTATGGTTGACGGTATCTGGCAAGGAAGAGAAATGGAAAGGGCTCAAGAGATTATCAAAGAAGCCAGTTCCCATGAACTAGAAGCCACCAAGATGGCGGTGTTTAGCTCATTCCTTAACAAAGTATCAAAGATTTAAGATATTATAAATAAAACTAGCAAAACGAACTCTACAAGGAGAATAAAATGGCTGTAGAAAGCAAAATCAGAGAACTTCTGAAAGGTAAGCCAGAAATGGTGACTGAAGAAGTCAATGAACTAGACGAGTCTGCATCACGTCCCGCAGACAGATCACAAGGCGATGCTTCTGCTCCAGCACAAGGTTCATCAGACGCTAATCCAGAACAAGAAACACTGGAAACTGATGGGTTGAGTGCTACTGCAGGAAAATCTGCCACCGCTAAAGCAAAGAAAGACAGTAGCAAGAACGCTTCTAGTCCTACTGCTGGCGATCAAACCTCACCAACTCAAGGTTCTTCGAAAACTGCATCTACTGGAGGTCAGGTAAATAAGCCTGGAACTTCAGCTGATGTAAAAGCTGAAGACACTGAGTCTGAAGACGAAGTTCTTGAAGAAGAAATCACAGACGAAGAAGTTGAAGCTGAACTCGAAGAAGAGTCTGCTGAAGAAGTCGATGAAGTATTGGAAGAAGATACATTGTTCCAAGATGACATGACTAACTTGTTCGCTGATGAAGAGCATCTGTCGGAAGAATTTAAAGTTAAAGCTGCTGGCTTGTTTGAAGCTGTTGTTACAGCCCGTGTTACTTCTGAAATGGAAGACATTAAAGCTGAACTCGCTGAAGAAGCTGCACTAGCACAAGATACATTCATGGAAGATATGGTACAGAAAATCGATGGTTATCTGAACTATGTAGCCGAAAACTGGATGAAAGAAAATGAACTCGCTATTGAGCGCGGTCTGCGCAACGAGATCACTGAATCATTCGTCGGCTCCTTGAAAGAAGTTTTTGCCGAGCATTACATTGATATTCCTGAAGAGAAATACGATGTTCTGGGCGAAATGCAGGGTGAAATTGAATCACTCAAAGCCAAGCTGGATGAGTCGACTGAAGAGAAAGTCGCCCTATCCTCTGCCAATGTAGACCTCTCAAGAGATGCTGCACTCAAAGAAGCAACTGCTGACTTGACTGTAACTGAAGCCGAGAAGTTTGCGAAACTCGTTGAAGACGTTGAGTTTGATGGCGATTACTCTGTTAAGCTGAGTGTGATTAAGGAAAATTATTTCCCTACACAGAAAGCATTGCAGGAAGAAGACAAATTGATTGACGACGAAAGTGTTGTGATCAATGAAGATTCTTCACCAATCAGCATCTATGCCCAAGCGATTTCGAAATCGGTAAAAAGATAATTTTTATAAATAATAATAGTTAAAACTTAAAACAACCAAAAAGCAAGGAGACGAAAGATGTATCTTTCAGAATCACAAATGGAAAAATGGGCTCCAGTACTGGACCACCCAGAACTTCCACAAATTAAGGATGCGCACCGCAGAAATGTGACTGCTGTTATTCTTGAAAACCAAGAAAAAGCTCTTCGTCAAGAGAAAGTTGCTCTTCACGAAAGCGAAAACGCTGTAGCAAACGCTGACAACTACGATCCCGTATTGATCAGCCTTGTTCGTCGTGCGCTGCCAAACTTGATGGCATACGATGTTTGTGGTGTTCAGCCAATGACTGGTCCAACTGGACTGATCTTTGCGATGAAATCGCACTACACTAGCAAAACTGGTACTGAAGCCCTGTTCAACGAAGCTGACACAGACTTCTCTGGTACTGGCACTCACGCTGGTTCTAACCCAGTTGACGGTACTTACACAACTGGTACTGGCATGGCTACTGCCACTGGTGAAGCACTTGACCCTGCAGAGATGGCATTCTCGATCGAGAAAACTTCTGTAACTGCTAAGACACGCGCACTGAAAGCAGAGTACACAATCGAACTGGCACAAGACTTGAAAGCAATCCACGGTCTTGACGCTGAGAGCGAATTGTCGAACATTCTGTCTCAGGAAATTTTGGCTGAAATCAACCGTGAGGTGATCCGCACAATCTATAAAGTTGCAAAACCTGGTTCTGCTTCTACTGCTACTGCTGGTACTTTTGACCTTGACGTCGACTCTAACGGTCGTTGGTCGGTTGAGCGTTTCAAAGGTCTTCTGTTCAACATTGAACGTGATGCCAACGTAATTGCTCAAGAGACTCGTCGCGGTAAAGGTAACTTCATCGTATGTTCTTCTGATGTTGCTTCTGCTCTGGCAATGGCTGGTGTTCTGGATTATGCTCCAGCACTGAACACAGATCTGAATGTTGATGATACTGGTAACACTTTTGCTGGTGTATTGAACGGTCGTTACAAAGTGTACATCGATCCATACTCCGCTAACACTGGTGCTGCTTCTCAGTTCTACACAGTTGGCTACAAAGGTACTTCGGCATATGATGCTGGTATCTTCTACTGCCCATATGTGCCGCTGCAGCAAGTACGTGCAATCGATCCTGCCGACTTCCAGCCAAAAATCGGCTTCAAGACTCGTTACGGTATGGTTGCTAATCCATTCGTTACCCAAGCTGACGGAACTACTGATGCTGCTACTTTCACTGCTGATCGTAACCAGTACTACAGAAGCGTTAAAGTAACAAACTTGATGTAAAAATAATAAGAGTTGGGTCAACCAACCACTTATTTGAGAGAGGCGGTCTTCGGATCGCCTCTTTTTTTTTGTATACATATATGTGTTCACGAACTGAACAAAGTAACAGTGTGGGGATGCCCTATATGGGTAAGCGTTCGGAATCTGGTTATCCAGTAATATAGAAAACAGGAGAATATTATGCGTTT